AACAGATATCCCATACGGTACGACAAATTGCGCTTGGGATTCAGTGATACCCTTCGCGCCGATGTGGGAGCAGTTAAAGCGGCTGATTAAGCCTAACGGTGCGATTGTGCTTTTCGGTTCTCAGCCATTTACAAGCGCACTGGTTATGAGCAATGTGAAAATGTTTAAGTATGAGTGGATTTGGGAAAAGAACAAAGCAACAGGACATTTAGACTCAAAAAGGAAACCAATGAAAGCGCATGAAAATATATGTGTTTTTTACGGCAGTCAGCCGACTTACAATCCACAAGACGTAATTGAGAAAGAAAAACCAACTATCTCAAAAGGTGATAGAGGGAAGAAAGGTAATGGTAGTAGTGGTGATGTATATGGGTTTGCTGGAAAAGACGCTATTCAGACACACACAAACTATCCAAGAACAGTAAAAAAAATAGGTGTGGATATGAAAGCAGAGTTCCACCCCACCCAAAAGCCCGTAGCCCTGATGGAATATCTGATAAAAACTTACACCAACGAAGGCGAAACGGTGTTAGATTTCACTATGGGTTCTGGTACTACAGGAATAGGTTGCTTAAATACTGGTCGGAATTTCATTGGTATTGAGAAAGATGATAACTATTTTTCAATAGCTAAAGACCGGATAACAAAACATTACAATGAAAGGAATAAATAAAATGATTAAATTGATGAAAGGCGATTGTATTGTAAGAATGAAAGAAATACCAGATGGTTCTGTTGATTTAATTTTAACAGACCCGCCATATGGAACAACCGCCTGTTCTTGGGATAGTGTTATACCATTTGAACCGATGTGGAAACAGTTAAAACGAGTTATTAAACCAGACAAGGCAATTGTTCTTTTTGCTTCTCAACCATTTACATCGGCCATTATTATGAGTAATACACAAAATTATAAATATTGTTGGTATTGGGAAAAACGACCTGTCAATTTTTTAAATGCCAAAAAACAACCAATGAGGAATATAGAAGATATCTGTGTATTCAATTCAAGAATTTATAACCCACAGGGATTGATCAGAACAAAAAAAATAAATCGTCGCTACAATCAAACAGAAACGGTTGGTGGTCATGGCTTAACAAATATTTCAGAATATACGAACTATCCAAATCAATTGATTAAAATAATAAACAATGATCGTGGTTTACACCCAACTCAAAAACCAGTGGTTCTCATGGAATATCTTATTAAAACATATACAAACAAGAATGAAATTGTGTTAGATTTTACAATGGGTTCTGGTACTACAGGGATTGCTTGCTTAAATACTGGTAGGAACTTCATTGGTATTGAGAAAGATGATAAATATTTTGAAATTGCAAAAAATCGCATTTTAACAAGATATAACGAACTTAAAAGAGGCGTTAAATGAGCGTTGTTCATGCTATTTTTGAGAAGTTACAAATTGAATACGTCGAACACAAAGATGGTGAAGAATTAAGGTTCAGATGTATCAATCCAAAACACAGCGATTCAAGCCCCTCTGCTGATATAAACACATTAACAGGTGCTTGGCTTTGTCGTTCATGTGGTTTCAAAGGTAATCTTGAACGCCTTATTAAAGTTGTTTCTGGTGAAGATGTTGATCTTTCACAATACGTTTCACTTGATGAGGAATTTAGATTCAAGGTACAGAATATTTATAAACAAAGCCTTAAAGGGATTTCCCGCTATGATGACATCATTCAATTTGATGATACTATGGGAAATGAGCTGAAGAATTTTAAACCGGCTATGGAATGCGAAGAAGCTGTTAAATATCTGACCGGTGTAAAGCGTAAACTTACAGAAGAAACTATCACAAGCCATAAACTCCATTATTCATCTGAAGGTGATTATAAAAACAGGGTTATCATTCCATATTTCAAGAATGGAAAGTTGATCGGCTTCAATAGTCGATTCATTTATGATGGTAATAAGAAGTTCAGATACATGTATTTTTTATCACATTCACAGTTTGAGGACTATGTTTACAACTTGGAAAATGTTGTAGATAATGATTATTGTGTTCTTGTAGAAGGCCCATTTGATTTGATGATACTCAGACAACTTGGGTATAAGAATGTAATAAGCACATTGTCTACAAGAGTTAGTGAGAAGCATTTACAACACATTCTACAGTTCAATAAGATTATCTTTTGTTTTGATGATGATAAAGAGTCTAAAGCTGGACAGAAAGCCGTTATTAAGGCTTCTAATTTGATTCTGGAAATCTCACCCACGAAACAGCTTTACTAATGCAAGTTACCTGAAGGGAAAGACCCTACAGAGGCCAGTGAAGATGAGTTGAAAGAAGCTTTTAATAAATTGATTGCTATAAAAAAGAAACAGCCTCAAAATTAAGGCTGTTTCTTTGGCGAAAATGAATTGGAGGCTCATTTGGGGCATGTTTCCATGCTAACATGATTCTAATTCATTGTCAATCAAAAAGTCCACGTTTTTTCTATATAAATTCTATGATCTTTATTCAGATCAGAATCCACAAATCCACGAAGTGAACCTTTTTTATAAGTTATAGCCGGTCTTACCGTTAACTTTCCATCCACAACCTTCTTAAAAGGTTTAAAATGGAATCCTTCTTCGGTTACTTGCTGCACATCCTGTTTAAATAATTTAAGTGTATCTGTTGATGGTTTTTGTATACCGTCGAGGATATATTTCTCGCATAAGTCAGCTATTTCTGTAAAGATAACATTCCAACACCGAGTTTTGCTTTTGCATATTCAACGAGATATTTCTTGGCGAGATTTTTGATAAATCCTTTTACATTCTCACCGAGGAAGTATTTGCTCAATGTAGGCAGTTCGGTTCCAAGAGTTTTCATGGCTTCGTCTGCAAGTTCATCAAGCATATTACCAATCTCATCATTTGTTACAACGCCATCGGCCAGAGCTTTAACTGTTTCTGTTGATAACTTTGCAAGCAAGTTGGTTGATAATACACTAACAACCATCTTCATCTTTTCAATGGCATCATAAATACGTGAAGAAATCTTTTCAGCACCATATTTATCTGCCAATTTCTTGATCAACACAGTTATGTAAAACATAACAAAACCACCACCAAGAACAACAACAAACAAGCCGAGAATTTTCAAGATATTAATTGCGGTTTCGGTCATAAACAAATTCTCCTATATTTAAGATAAGAACATTGTAACATTATTTAATTAAATATTCCATGTTCTTGTTTTCATTAGATTGATTATATTGGCGAGATGATGCCCCGGACACAGTGTTAATTCATAATCTCTGTGATTTTTAATACATTTTGGTATATTTAGATGACGATAAATGCTTTTGATGTGCTTCATCAATAACATAAACGATCTAATATAAACAGTATCAACTTGTTCTATGTTGAAATTTCCATAAAACAAGATAGCTATTGTTGTGTTATCGTAACTCTTGCAGTGACAACCAGCAGTTCCAATTGGTCTACCTTCATAAACACAACCATCTGGTGTTATTATAAAGTGATATTTAATATCATTTAAACCTTCTTTAATGTCTTTTGTTTGAAGATAAAGAATGGTTTCCGGGCCTTTATAATATTTAGACGTGGCGGTTCTTTGCTTAAATTCAAACTCATGGTGATGTACAACAATTCTTTCTGGGAAAATGTTTATATATGGATATTTTGGCTGCGCCGCCTTCCATTCTTCCCTTTTTACTATTTTAAATTCCTGACTCATCTTATTTAAAGAATTCCTTGTGAACATTACTGTATTTAAACGATTTAATCATATCTCAAATTTATCACTTATCACAAGTATTATCAATGAAAAAACTTCTGTAAAATTCTACTTCTTTTTTTAATGTTTCTTCTGGAGAAAGTTTTGAAAACTTATTATTTTCAAAAATCTCTTTGAATTTTTCATTAGTGTAATCTGTTAAATTTATTACAGGAATTCCTAATTCTTCTCCAGCAATTCCTCTTGTATCTACACGAACAAGAACAACTTTTCCACCAATACCATGAACTGGTAATCCAAAATGTAATCTTGTTGTAACACAATATTCAATGTGTTTGTAATAATCAATTATATCAAGGGCGTTGTCCACATGAACAATATGATTACCAAACCATTCTTTAAGCAATTCAAGATCAGATTTTTTTTCTTGTGCAAAATATAAACAAGGCTTTCCTGTTTTTAATTCAAGATATTCTTTTGTTTTTTTAAATTCTTCTACCAATTTATCACGATCTGGCCTATCTTTGAAATATGCTGCCGTTAAACAAATAGCGTTTATTGTATTATCTGTTTTTTCAACACCTTTAAATCGACAGGCAAATGTACCAGAACATGGAAGTAGGGTTGAATCAACTTTATTGCTTTCCAAAAAAGCTTGAGCCATTTTGTCTCTGGTTGTGATTAATTTTGTATTAGTAAGTCTCTTTTGGAGAACATCTTTTGTTAATTGTGATTTATTTAGATGATCTGCAAATTCTTGTGGAGTCATTGTTTCTGAAGGATAACCACCACCACCAGCAAGTGATAATATTGGAACACCAAGCGGGTTCATATCATCCCATATTTCATCATCATAATAAAGCTTCCAATCATCCAAGTTATTATATTGCGGCATACCACCATAGATGATATAATCACATGTTTTCATTAATTCTAATGCTTCTGGTTTCGGCTTTGAGAAGCGACTGATTAGATGCCATTCAACTGGTACTTCAATAGCCTTATTGAGAATGTGTTGTAAACCAAATCTGATGAAAACATCACCAACATTGTTATGACCAGTATAATCTTCGATTAGGTTTGTTAGAAGTGCTATTTTCATCACGACCCCCAGAAATATTTGTAAATAGAATAAATTATTTTATAATTTATGTATAGACCAATAGTTGCAAATAACCAGTATGTGATTGTTATAAAAATATCAGGTATTTCTATTTTAAATACATCAAGAGGGAAGCAAACACACAAAACCCACATGACAACACCAGGTAAACCTAATGCACCATATATCAATGTAAATATCTAAAATGAACCAAATTGAAACATCGGCCCATGACCAGAACGAGGATTAATCATTTTGTTCATATTAAAAATTTACCTTTAATTCGCCTGTTAAAAACAAATGCCGTTCTGCTTTTCTTCGGCGTGTTAAGCCAGCAAGAACTGTCTTTTTGCCATTAACCGTTGCTTTATTCCAAACAAGAAATTGATCAGCAGCACCAGCATAATCACCAGCGTTTAATTTTTTCAACAAATTAGATGAAGCCAATGCTCCAGAGCCAACATTAAAAGCAAACGAAACCAGTGCGTCAAATTGCTGTTGTAATAATTTAACTTTTACGTTTTTAATAACTGCATCTTCAAAACGTTTCATATCCTGTTTAAGTAATTCATCAACTTGTTTATCTGTTATTGTCATGCCTTGTGGTGTTGGTTTTCCAAGAGTTTCGCCAGTATGTCCATAACCAATAGTCCATTTACCAGCAGGACATAAATATGCTTTATTGTATTTACCTTCAAATGATTTTACAAGTTCAAGACCAATATCACTTATTCTTGGTGGAATTCTCATACCACCAGATTCATTTGTTTTTATTTCATCAGTGTAGCCACATTTTGGACACTTCATGTTTACCTCCATCAATCATCATACCTATTAGATTTTTTGGAATCAATGTTTTCAATTCCATAACTAGCATCTAATCTTATTATATCATTACATGCAGAGGAATAACAATCAGAACATGCTTGTTTTATATCCTGTTGTAATGGACTCTTTGGATCACGTCTAACAGTTATGAATGGTTTTCTTTGATGGCATACTTCACAATGTTCTCTGAAACAATCAAGACACATTGGTTGACCATCGAGAGTCAACTCACATATCTCTTCACAATATATACAAACTTTTTGTGGTTTTTTAATTTCATTATTTGTAATAACATCTTGTCTATTATTCCGAAATTCTGGGGGTCGTTTTGTCATGCAGAAGAACCTGCCGATTCATTTCTCTTAACAAATGTTTCCATCTATTAAGTTAAGTTCATACTAGAATATACGTCCAGCATGGAAGAATCTTTCGACGCAAGATGTATATTCTTTAAGAATATATTCCTTGCTCCGTTTAAATCCCTGTCTAATTCTAATCCACAAGAACATTTCATGATTTTCTTAGAACCAATATTCTGCTGCTTACCACAGTTGGTACAAGTTTTACTTGTATAAGACTCATCAACTTCTATAATTTTACAAGAATATTCTTCTGCTTTACATTTAAGAAATTGCTTAAACCTGTAATGCGACCAACCAAGCATTGCTCTTGCTACCTTTGAATGTAGTTTTGTTACCATATCTGATGTTTCAAATGATGGAATCAAAACACAATCAAATGTTTTCACCAGAAACAAAGCCAATTTATGATGTATTTCAGAAATTAAATCTTTGATTTTCCAACAAACTCTCTTTAGTTTGGCATTATATCTATTAGAAGCTTCCTTCTTTCGTTTAGAGTAAAGCTTGTCTAAAACACAACACAAACGATAAATACGAGAAAAATCAGAATTACCAACTTTAGCAACAAATGATTCTGAATAAATGGTTTGAAATGTTCTTACTCCGGGGTCAAGAGCTACGACAGGGAGCCTTTGGTTATCAGGTCTTTTAACAGCTCTATCTTCCGGTTTAATGACAAAATACCTACCATTCTCAAGAACTACACGACAACCATATTTTAATTCTCCTATTTGTTCTCTAAAATTTATTGTACCCATTATTGTTTTATAAAAACTAGAATCACGAAACGCAGACATTGGGATATAAATATTAAAATCTGCATTTTTACGAGAACGAAATTTAACTTTCTGTATTTTTCCAGTTTGTTTAAACTTTAACTTAGCATTTTTAACAGCATCACATGCATCTTTTATAGCGATTGTTTTTATTTGATATGGAATTTCTTTGGCCCATTCTGGCATTTTTTTAATTAATTCTTTTTTTAATAACATCCAATTATTTTTAATATTGGGTTGTCTAAGCTCTTCCAGTGCTTTATTAAATGAATATCTTGCCGCACCAAACCATTTAAACAGAATTATTTTCTGTTGTTTGGTTGGGTAAAATCTTATCTTTTTGGCGCGTTTCAGAATATTTTCAGATTCCACGAATCCGACAGGAGAAAGCGGTTGTAATGGACAACAATTCATCAATGTGTTCTTGTTTTGTGGAAATTTTAATTTCATAGAGAACCACGAACTTAACATTGTATTGAGAGAAGAACCACTAATTGATTCCAACCCAACACAATCTGGGTCGATAGGCAACCACAACTTCTTTGACATTTCTAAGTGTTGTTCGTGCCAAAATCCGTGTGTTATGTTTTCTTTGGAATTTGATTGTTTTTGAATCATTGTTTTTTTGAATACAAACAAAATATAACTTTCATGGTGTAGTATTTATTGGTATGTTCAAAAGATATCCAATTACCATAGCAATTACAAACGCTATCACTTTTAAAACAACTGGATTTATGCTAAGAAGAAATGATGATGAATCTTTTTCTGCTTGTTTTTTCTTTTCATCTTCAATATGTTCCTTTTTCCTTTTTTCTTCCTCTAATACTTTATGTGAAATACAATTAGTTTGAACTGATCTTATACTTACTGCAAGATTTTCAAGATTTTTGTTTATATTTTCAAAGTTTTTTGCATTGAATTCTTTAATGTCTTGTATTTTTTCTTGAAGATTGTCGAGTTGTATTTTTTGTTCTGATTGTGTTTTAATCAATGCTACAAATTCGCTATCGAAGCGAAAATTTTCATCATTGTGAATCGGGGGTGTCATAGTGATACTCACTTTCTGAAAATCTTCAAGATCATGTTAACAATGAATGCATACAATTTGGAATACCAAGGATTTGATATTGATTTAGGACTTTCACCAATTGTATAAACACATTGTGGCGTGGTAATAGTTAGCATTTTTGAAAACAAATCAAAGCTGAAGCTTTTTATCGTTCCATCAAGCCACCATACAACAACATGCCGACTTTCTGTGTGTACACTATGAAGAACGCACCAATGTTGATTTAAAAGACCAAATATCAATGACATTAAATGTGATTTATCTTCTTCTACCCGATGAACTAATATTATCGTTCTATTGTTTGGTAATTTACCTGAAAATAGTGATTCTGATATTGGTTCAATTAAACTATATTTTAGATTGAATTCTGGGTATGCTTTTGAGAATTCGTTTATAACTCGTTCGTGTTCAGCCGGATTGTCATCAAGATCAACATCATCATATTCCATAATTGATTTTAAACAATTATAAACTTTGTCATAATCCTCGCTTATTATGTTTGAGGATACAAAGCTCATCGCTGTTAAGCCACAATCTTTTTTAGTTTTCATTTTTGGGGCATTTAACATATAATCAACCATTGTTTAAAAAATTTACCGACCATTTTTATTATAACACAAATGGTCGGTAAATTAACACATTGATAACTGTTTGTTATATTTAAAGAAGTGAACTACGCTTTTTGTTCCTTGTTCTTTTTTTCTTGAGATTTTTCAAATTTTTCAAGCTTTTCTGGTGAGTTTGTTTTTAAAAACTCAGTTATTACAACTTTTGGATCGAATTTCATACATTTACCACCAACTACACATCTCCAATGTTGACCATTACCGCCAAAATCAAACATAAATGTATTTGGTCTATTGCAGTGAATATTTGTGCATGATTCTGGCTGTGAAAGATTTTTGTTTGTTGTGTAACCAAGCGTTTTTGGGTTTGTACCACCCCAAAGAACAATTGCGTTGCTTTTACCAAGAGCTACCCATGCATGTTGTGAGAAACTGTCTATAAAAATCCCATGATCGCATATATTTAACAAAGCAAATATATATCGCGGATTCATTGGTTCTTTATCAGACAGTCTTAAACAATTTTGCAATTCTGGCTCTGTTGGCAGTCCTATGTGTAAAACAGCATAACCAAGTTCTACAAGATAGTTTACAATTGCTTGTGCTGTTTCTTTTTTAAGTTCACGATAATGCTGTGGTCTGATTGGATTTTGAGCTTCCTGTGGTGAATAATATGAAGTACCACCAAATGGCTGAAATGCTACCAATGGTCTATCAATTTTCCATTGCATTTTTATTTGTTGTGCTACATTTTTTTCTTCTTCCGACAATTCAATTATTCCAGCAAGGTTGCTTGGTGCTTGAATTCCAAGCATTTTGCACCACGATTCAATGAGATGAAATTCTCCCTTGCGATATTGAATATCTGTATATGGTTCAACTTCCATAACAGAATAATCTTTATGATCTTCATAAAAATGGGGAACAATATTTAGAGGATATGTTCTATCAATGAATTCCAGATTTGTAAAGGCTTCTGGATAACTGGTCATTGCATGGATAACAGCATTTGGTTTTTGTGAGCGAAGAGCTTTAAGCACGGCAGTCGCCATTATTTGTTTACCAAGACCACCACCAGAACGCCAGTTAATGTATTCTATTTCAGGAAAATCTTTTTTAGCCTTTGTCATATATCAATTTTCACTCCGTGTTTGTTTAAAATAGCTTCAACCGCTTCTTGAAGCGGTTTCATTTCAGCTTTTGTAAGCTTACCAACGATATCATGAAAACCATTCTCAACGCAATATAAAGTTAATGTGTCGAAAATAGCATCTGCGATATCTTCCCGCTTAACAGTGATTTCATGCACTTTGGAACATAGCCTCTTGCTCTTGAAGAACAGTTTCAATCGCTGTGAGAATACCTTCACCAGCCAAACTCAATTGTGCTGATTCAACATCGGCTTTCTTAACAGTGAAAGAGCGATTGAGAATCATTGATCTTTCAAGATCATGGTACTCATTGTTGGCAAGTTTCGCTTTGTATGCGTTGTATGCGTATTCATCAGCGAAACCAACAACCCTGACATCCATTTCGGCCCGTCTAACGTCATAGTTAAACGATTCAACCGCGAACACTGCGTTAGCAAATTCGTAGTTTAAAGGTGTATTTTCTCTTTTAAGAACCGCATTGAACATTGTTATTCTCCTAGATCGAATTTCATACATCTTATCACAATTAAGAACAATCGGCAACAACCATTAAAATAACGAATAGAATAAATGATATCCATAAGAAACGAAGTAAGAACTTTAGAATATCATCTTGTGACATTAAACCTTTATAGAGTTCCATCAAGCATCTGGAACAAGAAAGAGAAATAATCACCACGTTTGATCTCTGGAAGCTCTTTTGGCTTAAACTTGGACATCGTACACCATCTGTGTTACCTTTTCATGAACGTCAATTTCTTGAGTTGCCATAGAATTAGACACTTGTAATTCTAGCATAATTGCTAGACGATTAACATTGATTTCAATAATTTCTTCCATAAATTTACCTCACTTATGGTCGAGTAATGTCTTTGACCACTTTCCTGACATATGTAGGAGAAGTGAATTTAACATCATCTATCGTGTAATCAATGTCGAATTCTACGTCACCAATCGGCCATTCATCTGTATCTGAGATTGAGAATTTGATAGTTCCGGGGGTAACTTCTTCTTTTGTACATTCTTCAAGAAGTTTACCAGAAGCCTTAGAACGAACTTCACAACGAACATCATCAACAGGGATTTCTACAGTTGTTCCTTCGTCATGAAAATGAACAGTGAACTCAAAGGTTTCACCACGTTTAATATCGTCGAGTTGTATAGTTTCAAATGTTGTCATTTTTGTTAATCCTTATTGTCCATTCTGGTTTCAAGATTGGTTATTTTTTCTGAAAGGTTGGCAATCCATTCCTTCAGTGTAGAGTTTTCGTTTTTCAAGTAATCAATGCATTTGTCATGGACTTGAACATTTTCATCAATTTCTTTGGCTGCTTTTAGTGCAATACCATCAATACCACTAACTGTTAAATTTGTCTGCCAATCATGACTCAGTTTAAAAATTGGATTAAATTCCTGAGCAACCGGCCCATATTGGTAGTTTTCAGACCCCTTATATCTGAACTTATAAATAGGAACGCACCTTAAGTAACCAAGAACAGATTCTTCACTGAAATCTGTTTTTAAATTTCTATCAGATGGGTAAACTGTTCCAGATACTTGTATTCTTCCGTTAGTACACATTGCAAAACATGTTGTACTTTCTCCATATGCAGGATCACCAATCAGATTTATCAATAGTGGTGCGGTGGCTGATGTATTCCCCATACAGTCGGCTCGAAAACATATATCGGTAGCAGCCGCAGCAGAACTAATTAGTTTTAAGTTTCCATCTATATGTATGCTTCCCTTACCACATAACATATTACAAAGGCGACCACCATACATTGTGATCTCAATAGCATTTGTTGTTGCCGTGGCATCCATTAAAATACTGGAACATACAGAAGTTCCTGCGGCATTCGTTCCTAAACTTATCCCATAAGAATTCATTCCAACCGTTATGTAACATTGTGGTGATGTACAACAAGTTATAAAACTAATACCCTTATAAGTATGATGACCTTCTATAAATTTCGTTGATGAATAACATCTACATGCATAAAAACCTTCTGGGTACATATGAGCACAGTACCCAGAATTCTTTACCACAATTCCGTTGGTTTCTGATGTTGGGAATGTTCCAACCAAAGCACCGGATATGATTGAATAACATCCAACGGCTCCGCAGCTTGCGCAAACAGTGCCCCTAACCGTCGCATTATTAAACTTAGCATTACCCGCCGCGTCGATGCACCAGCCTGTTGAGTCGCCATTGTAACACCCGCTGATTGAGCCTGCGGAATTAAGAATTAGGTTGCCTTTGTAGAGGCATGCGGCGTTAAAATTCCATCCAGCTATACAACCAGCACAAGCACAAATAGTACCAGTAATAGTCGCATTGGTAGCCTTTAATACACCGGCAGGTGTAACTGAGAATGGTGCTGAGGCGAAAGCATCAGCACCAGCCCAGAAACCAGTACCAGATTTCATTTGTACTCTCGTAGCACCGGTTCCAGAATATAAACCTTCTGTATTGTTTATTGTAAAACCGCCAATACAACCAGCACAAGCACAGACTGTTCCAGTAAATGAACCACTTGTAGCATAAACAGTGCCTCTGACCGTCACATTGTTAAACTCAGCCGCGCCGGTGCTACTGATGCACCACCCGGCAGAGCCAGCGGTATAGTTGCCGGTGATTGAGCCTGCGGAATTAAGAATTAAGTTGCCTTTATAGAGGCAGGCGGCGTTGAAGTCCCAACCGGCGAGGATACCGCAGAAGTTTGCGCCAGTAGCTCGGTCGGCTGTTGCTCTAAATACTTGGCCGGTCGGCGACGTAATCGAAATTCCAGAATACAAATTGGTAAAGCCGCTGAATAATCGCAAGCAGGTGCCAATACTGATAACGCCGCACGCAGAAAATGTGCCGTTGCCAACGAAAATACTACCGCGGTACCCCCCAGCAGAATATGAAGGATGCCAATCGCCGATTGAAATCCACCCGCATTCGGGGGTAGTTGTTGTTGCAATCGCACTATTTGTAAGATTCCACCCGCCAATAGTGCCCGCACAAGAAGTAATACAACCACAAACGGTTAGGCAGTTCGTGGCGGCATTCCAAGCAAGCCCGCAACCACCAACAGCAGAACCGCCAAGGTAGAAATTACCGCAGTTATCCATGTATGTTTTCCATACGGTGCCGTTATAAAAACCCATATAGTCGGCGCCAAGATACAAGCCGGCACCAGCCGGAGCAGCGTTTCTGGTAGGGATTACAGAGGTAATTAAGTTAGAGTTT